CCCGACCGTGGCCAATCAGGAGGAACCTGACGTGACTCAGCGGAACGAAGCCGACGGGTACACCGTCGAAGATGCCGAATCTGCTAGATTTGATCGCGGGTTCGACTCCCGCCGCCTCCACGATTTAGGCCGTGAAATTACACAGGAAAACGGCATGGCCATGCCGCCGGGTCGGAATCCTGCCCAAAACCTGCCCATCTGGCGTGACCAGGTCACCACCCGCCGACTCGCGGCAGAGCTCCTCGGGATAGAGCCCGGCGCGATCCGGGGAAAGGTGGCTCGGTGAGCGGCGGCCATGGGCCGGGAGCGGCGGGCCCGAACACCATCCCCAGATCGCTCAAACGGCGATACGCGCCCGTCTGCGGGCATTCAGCCGCGGGCGCGAACTCGGCGAGCACCGCGCTCATCCGCCCCACGGTGGGGCGGTTGCCGGCCGACCTCGCTGGCCAGCATTTTGGGACACGGTGGCACGAATATCGAAATCATTTAGGAATCCGACGGATGACAGCGCGATGACCGCCATCCATCGCCGTCGGGGCCTTGGGTTGCTCGATCACCCGACTGAGATCGGCAAGAACCTGGAGGCCGCCGAGCGCGACCCGGACCGCTGGAAGATCGACCCAGAGAACGGCGCGGCCCGCTACACCGGCCGCGGGAAGCGGGGCGGACCATCGCATGAGGAGGCCGACGACGGCGACCTGGCCGACGCGATCAGGGAGCTGTGCGCTGCGCGCGCCATGCTCGGCGAGGCATACCGGATGACTGGCGGGCGCGCCCGCCGCGAGGCCATCGCCGCCGCGGTCGCAAAGGCAGCGCTCGCGGGGCGCTTCGTGGACGACCTGGTGTTGCGGCGAGGCGGCCGGTGTCCGGACGTCGAACACGACGAGCGCACGCCGTGAGCCGGTGATCTCCTGGCCGGCTCGGCCGCGCGGGCCAGCGGGTTTGACGGTCAGCGTTTCCGAGGGGCCTTGCGCGGCGCAGGCGGCGGCTCGACAGGCAACTGCGGCGCCGTCGCCGGTTGTCCGTTGCAGCGCCGGGTTATCCACATGGACAGCGGGAACCCGTCGGAGCGGGCTGCGGCCTCCCATGCTTCGCGTGTCGCGGCGTTGGTTCGCACGCCGATGTTCTCTGTTTTCTCTTTGACTCTCATATCACGCGTATATCACGCGGTGTTACACGGTTCAACGCGGTCGACGAAGTCTTCACGTTTAACCGAGACTAACGTTGCTTGACTTCGGTTGAACAAGATACTACAGTAGGTTCATGCGCGACAACTCAACGAACCCTGAAGCCTCCATCCTCTCCAACGGCATGCGCGTCCGACTCTTCGACGGGTCGGAAGCCCTCGCCTACCATGACTGCAGCATCGGTCGGCCCTTTGACGGCCGATACGTCACGGTTCAGCGCAACCCTGTCACCGGCGGCGAGCGCCGCGACCACGGCTGGGCGCGCGAGCAGCTGGAGGTGATCGAGTAGAACGGCTTACGGGCGGGTGCTCGGCCGTCGCGGTGGACCCGATCGGCGACGGCTGCGAACGAGGGTTGGTGGTGCGGTGCTGTACCGTGGATGACGCCGGGTGGCGTGTCCGCGAAACATGACACGCGTCGATCGCTGGATCGGCGTGCGCGGCGGGACGCGCGCGCGGTTCGGTTCGGCGCATGAAAGGGTGTGGACCTATGGGCAAGTCACGAACGACATCACCAGAGCACACGGAGCGGCGCGGAACTGTCGGTAAGGCGCCCTACAGCGACGAGCCGGCCCCGGGGGCGCTGGCCGAATTCGACGTCCTTCTTGCGGCAACGATCGCGCGCGCGCAACGCGGACCGCATTGCCCATTTCTCGGCTTGCAGCTCGAGGTGTTCTACCTGGCGCCGGCTATTCGGCGCCGATGGAGCGCGATCGCTTGCGAGCTGATCGACATCAGCGACATACCGCCGGCGAGATGGCACCGGCTCTGCGCCGAGTTGCACCAGCTGTGCAGCAGGGCCCGGCGTCCGCCGTTTCTCGCCGACGCGTTCATCCTGGACGGTGACGAGTGGCGCGCGAGGTACGATCCGCCGGGGAAAGCAGCGTAGCACCGATCGCCGCCCGGTGAGTACACGTGGGGAACCTACCCGACGAAAGGAGGCGCTTGCGGCCCAGGCCTCTGGCGACCTATGCTCGCGACATGCTGCCGATGCGCGTGGTGATCGTCCTGGGGTTGGCGTGCTCGGCGAGCTGCGATTCGCCCAAGGTCAGCATCGACGCCGGACCGCCGACCGTCATCGTTCCGCCGTCATGCCCGCCGCTGCCAGAGGCCTCGACGTTCAACTTTTTCGGTGAGACCTGCACCGCGGCACCCTTCCCGGCGAACACGGTCTGCCACGCCAACGACGCCGGGTGGTGCATCGAAGGCGTGTGCCGGCCGCAGAGCAGCTCCGGACACTGCCCGGCGTGCCCCGCCGGGACCGAGCACTTCGCGCCTGCGGGAGCGGGATACTGCGCGCCCCGGTAGCTGTCAGCACCTGACCCGCAGCATCGCGGTCCGGTGCTCGGCCTTCGGCCATGTCCGGTCGTGCTCGACGAGGCTAGCGCCTGTCCCGAGCACCGCGCCCGGCTTGCGACCAGGTGGCCCCATGCATTCGACGGTGTCGAGGAGCGACCAGTCCGGGTTCGCAGCGTCCCACTCGAGGCACCTCGCGATGCCCGTGACGATCTTGACGTGGCCGATCCAGGGTAGTTCGTGGCCGGGCAGCCGGAACGTCGGGTAGCAGAGCAGCGCGCCGAGCTCAGGCCGGTCCAGGCGCTCGAACAGCTCGCGGTGGTGGTCGGCATCCTCGATCGCGCTGTTCGGGTTCACGTCGTCGGACACCGTTGCCCAGGGACCGCGATTGAACCCCGGGCGGTGCCGCGGCAGCCGATAGCACCAGCTGATCGCGAAGCCTGAGCAGTCGCTGACGAGCCCGCCGGCCTTGTTGCGGGTCCAGGGCAGATCGATCCCGCCGACCGGGTAGTAGTCACCGCCTCCCATCTCGTACTCGCCGCCCTGGCCAGCGACCGACAGTGCGCGCTCGACCGCCTCGGCCGCGGTGCAGGGCCGGGGGAGCGTCACACCGTGTCTCCGGGGATGGTCTCCGCGGGATCATAGGTCGCCTCGAAGATGTCCGGCTTGCAGGGATAGAGCTCGCCCTTGACGCCGCGGATGATCCAGTCGGAGAGATCGCCGGTGTGGTCACCCTCGAGCGTCCTGATCAGCACGCTGTGGTTACCGACTTGCAAAACGCCGCTCTCGAACGCCTCGATCACCCACGCCGGCCAGGCCGTGGCGCGCGAGCTGATCGACGCGAGCAAGGCGCTGACCTGCGCCGCCTCGATGACGACAGGTTTCTTGCGGAAGCGCGCCATCACAGCACCTCGCCGCCGGTCCGCACCGGCGCCCATCCCGCGAGTCGCGCCGCCACACTGAACGCCGCGCGCAACTGCACCGGGTCCCCGGCCGAGAGCGCGCTCACCGCGACCCCGGGCATCGAGCTCGTCACCGCGGCGGTCGCCGCAGCCCAGGCCCCCGTGATCGCGCAGCGCCCGAGGTCGCTATTGATCGGCGCGAGGTCGGCGGCGATGCGCGCCTGCAGCGCGGCGGTGTCCCCCGGAGCGACGCCGGAGATCCAGCCCTGCACCTTCGCCGAGGCGAACAGCCTGGCGTCGGCCAGCGCCTGCGCGTCGAGGTGCGCAGCCTCGCAGTCGAGCGCGGCGACCACGCCGACAGCGGTGGTCTGCCGAGCCTGAGTGGCGGTGCAGGCGATCGCAACGACCACACCAGCCAGCGTGAGCGCGATCAGGACTCCGAGGAATGCGTTCCCGGCCTGCGGGTTGCGCGCGGGAACGCCGGTGATCGTGCCGTCGGGCGACACTTTGATGACGCCGGCTGCGACGGATTCCGCCACCGTCGGGTTGCGGGGCTGAAGGTCGGCGAGCGACTTCGGGACGATGCCGCCGCGCGCGATGCCGACGATCTCACCACCCCCGTCGTCGGTCGCGCCGCGAAGATCCGACAGCGTCGGAAGTTTCGCCGCTTCGGTCCCAGGGACTGCCTGCCCCAACAGGCCGCGCACGAGGCCGGTGAGCGACGCGACCTCGGCGCGGAGGGTGTCCACGATGACCTCGGCTCGGTCATCGATCGTCGTTTTTGTGCGAGGCGCGATCGCATGGAGGATCGTAGACACCCCGCCGAGGATGACGCCGAGGCCGCCGAGGATGACGGCGATGACGATGGCCACAGCCATCCAGTCGGATGGGACCGCAGCGACTTGCGCGGTGACGACCTCGGCGTGCGCGAAGCGGGCGAACAGGAGCAGGATCGTGGTGGCGATCAGCAGCATGAGCGAGAGAGATCCAAACGAGTCACGGGTGCGAGTGGTCATAGGGTTCCTTTCGTATCGGCGTCGATGACGCCGGCATCGGAGACGGGTTCGGCGGGAAGAATGTTGGTGCAGGTGCCCCCGGAACAGAACCGGCAGCGCCCGGCGAGGTCGCCACACTGAAAACTGGAGATGCACTGGCCGCCGCAGAAGTTCGGAGTCGGGGATTCATCTGCTGACAGCTGGCAACCACAGATCAGCAATGCGATCAGGATTATATGGGTCATGGGTCTGGTCTTTCCGAGGTTGACTACCGAAAAGAGATCGAGGCGTCGGGTCTCAGGTCGAGGCCCGACAACTTGCGGAGCATCAGCACTTCTTGCTGCAGGAGCTCGATCTGCTTGCCTTGTGATTTGATCTCGGCCCTGGTTTCACCGACGCGTTCCGAGCTCGCGGTGATCTTGTCGGCCGACCAGAGCATCAGCGCCATCGCTGCGCCGATCAGCGCCGGGATGCCGACAGCGGATACCACGCGCCAGCTCCGCCGGCTCGCCTCCAACGAGGCAATCCGCTTGTCGATGTCGATCTCGAAGGCGTTGCGTGGCGCCGACACGAGATCGGTGACCACCGGGGTGCGCGGCGGATATTCGGCGAAATGCGCCGCCCGTTCGCTGTCAGTCACGACGTGCGAGCGTGGCGGGGTGATCTCGTCGTCATCGTTGATCATTCGGTTGCTCCGTCATGGCTTGAAGGCGACCGCCGCCGCGTAGGCGATGGTGGAAAGGGAGAACGACAGGCTCGCGGTACCCGTCGAGCCGTGTGCAGCGAGCGTCCCGGTCCAGATGCCCAGGCTCGGCGATCCGGTTGTGGGGTAGTAGGACTCGGTGTACTTCGCGACGTTCGCGAGCCCACCTGCGGTGATCGTTGATACATTTCCGGCCCCCGTCGGCGGTCCGCCGACAATATGGATCACGAGGCCGTTGTCGACCGTGGTGGTAAGCGCCCCGATCGTGAATGGGCCAGCGCCGAACTGGTTCAGCACGGTCGACGCCGCGACGTCAACGTCCTGGTTTCCTGACACCGGCCCGCGCACCGTGATGCGCTTGGCGATGCAGTCCGTGGCATTCGTGACCGTGGCGGTGGCGGTGGCGAGCGTGCCGGTCCCGCTCTCACCGCTCTGGACCTTGCGCTTGAAGACGGCCCACGTGCACGTGAACCCGGCGGCCGTGGTCTGTCCGTTGGTGACCGAAGTCCACAGGCCACCGGGCCCCGTGATGGTCATGGTCGCGGCGCCGCCACCCGGCGTGACACCGCTGCACTGGGCGATCAGGAGCTCGGTGTCACCGACCCGCGATTCAGGGTCGCCGAGCGGCGAGAGCGTCGGACCGGCGCCGAACAGCGAGACGCCGTTGCCGACGATCGCGCACGCCGGAGCCGGAACCAGGCGCGCGATGCTCCGCAGATCCGCGCCGGCGCGGCCGACCTTCTTGCCGATGTGTAGGATGCCGGGCGTATTCGGATGCAGGATGTCGGCGAGTACCACCTCGTCGATGGGCACCAGCCTGAAGAACGACGGCGCCGTGCTCGCGTAGGTCGTCTGCTGCGTGCGCACCGTCGTCGTGAAAGTCTGGACCGTGTTCACGTTGATCAGCGGCCAGACGATCACGGCCTCGGGGAAGTCCACGTGGAGCTGATTGACCATCGTGGTCATGTTCGCGGCCATCGCGTTCGCGGCCGTGGTATCCGAAGCGTCGTTGGTGCCGAGGTTGACGTAGATCAGACGCACCACGCGTCCCGTCGACGCCTCGTACGCTCTCACCCTGTTGCGCTGGTTCCGGTAGAGATTACCGCCGGGCAGCGTGGAGCCGTACGTCGCTGTCGGCAGCCAGTGCGTGGCCAGGAGCGAGCTCGTGATGCCGCACTTCACGACGTAGCCGAACGCCCCAGCGATGGCCTTGAGCGTCCGACCGACCGTGATCTCCGGGCCGAAGCCAGGCACGTTACCGGGGCTAAACGCGACGAGCGGTGTCGGACCGAACTCCGCACCGAACGGTGGCGGGTCGTTGGTGTTGGCGGCCCGCTGAGCCGCGAGTGTGACGAACGAGAACGCCGTGTCGACGCCGTTCTCCAGGACCGGGCCGATGTTGTTCGCGTCGCCGGTACCGCCGGCGATGCTGTCACCAATCACCAAGGCGATGGAGTCACCGCCCGCGGCGATCGGATCGGCCGATACGCCGACAGCGAGACCGACGCGAATGCCCCCGACGAGCCCTGTGCGGATTCCGATCACGCTGCCGCCTTCCCCCAGATCGCACACCGCATGAGGCCGCCCGTACCGCCGACGACAGCCCGCCAGCGCCCGCGGCGCATGCCGAAGTTTCCGAGGTTGATCGTGCTCCCCCCCGCGGTGCCGCCGGCGACGACGAGGGTCAAGTTCGTTGCGGTAAGGCCACCAGATCCGGAGCCTGACACATAGACACCCGAGGTCGGGTTCTCCTGCATCCAATTACCCGCGGTCGTGTCGAAGTCCGACACATCGACAGGGCCACGTGAATCGGCAGGCTGCCAGGTCGTGGGGAAATTACAGGTCTCGAGCGTGAGCGTGACGATGATCGCGCTGTCCCAGCGAAAGTGAGTCGACACGGTGGCCGACTCGGCAGGAACCGAGGCCTTCCACGATCCGAACGGAAAGAAGTACGTTGTCCCGCTGGCAAGCGTCACGCCGAACGTGGACGGTGCTCCGATGTTGCGGTTCGCTGCAATCACGACGCCGTCCGAGGAGCGAATCGCGTCGAGGTTGCCGGAGTCGGTGCGGTTGAGATCGGTCATACGTGAGCTCCTTGTGCGCGCGCTTGCGCCGGGGTCGGCTTGTCGAGTGAACGAACGCTGCCGAACTGCGGGCGCGCCCGTGGTGCCGCCGTTCCGCCCTGTGTCCCAGGTTCGGCGGCGAACTGACCCTGTAGTACGGCAAGCACCCGAGGATCGAGTGCTGGATCAACTGGCTCGCCGGTCAAGATCGACAGCGCGAATCGCCGCTTGTAGGGAAGGGTCGCGCGCAGGCTCGAGAGCTGTGCGCTGACCTCGCCGGCGAAGCTGGCCAGCATCTCGGGGGATACCGCCCGCAGCGCCGCGACGTCCTCGGGTGTGACCTGGCCATGGATGGCACGCTCGAGGACAGCATGCGGATCCTCGACGGCTGCAGCCGAGCGCGCCCACGAGCGCATTGCCATGCTGCTCGGCTGCCAGCGGTCGGGCCCGGTCGGGACACCAGCGATGTCCGGGCGCCGAGGGATAATGCTCGACAGGTACTCAATGCGTCGCACAGCGAGCGACTCGAGGCGATCGGCGAGGATCGGATCGGCTATGCCGATGGCCCGGAGCTGGTTCGCAAGCGCCTGGCGTGCCTCGGGCCGTATCCGAGGCGTTCCGGTCGCGTCGTATGCGGTCAGCTGTTTGATCTCGTCGGTGCGCTGTTTGAATAGCGCCGGCAGCGTCGTCGGTTGCGGTTCGCCCTTGCGCTCGGGCGCATAGCGGAGTTGAGAGAGCACCCTGGTAGCGAGGACGGGTGCGGCCGGTGCGGCCTTACCAGCGACATCGAGGAACGTCTTCGCGGCTTGCCCGGCTCGCTTGGCCTGGGTGCCGACAGCCTCGGCGAGCTTGCCGGACACGAGCCGAGTCGCGAGGTCCGCCGCCTTGGCGCCGACCACCGGCGCGAGCAGGTGACCGATCACCGGGATTGATCCGACCACTCCGGCAGCGGTCGAGTAGGCAGCATGCCCGAGGAGCTTTGTTCCCGCACTCTCCGTCTTGGGCACCATGAGTGCGTCGCGTGCGTTGTCGATCGCGGCAAGTCGCGCAGAGGCCAGCTCGGCCTTGGGTACGAGCGGCGCTGCCGCGGCCTTGATCTTCGTCTGCAGCGCTCGGTTCTGCTCGAGCAGACCGTCGAGCTTGCCGAGCGCCTGCTGGCCTACCCCGCTGACCTCGCCGTTCTTGAGCGCGTCCAGGAATACTTGAGCGTCCTCGCGGGCGACCGTGACGGTACCGCCCTTGGGGACCTTGACGTCGGCGAACGTGGCGTAGCGGCGTGCTGCCTTGCCGGTGAGCGTGATGTCGCCGGTCTTAGGCGCTGCCGCTGGTACGTCGCCGACGCGAACCCGCAAGATCGTGTGGCCGTCGGCCGCTTTTTCGACGCTCGTCACCGTGTACTTCGAACCGCGCGGCAGCAGGAGCTCTTTCTCGGCAGAGAACTCCGAGGGTACCGGCGCGATCGGATGACCAGCCGGGACCTCGATGTGCAGCTCCACGCCGGGCCGAACGCCAAGGCCCTGCGTGTACGACTTGCCCACGCCGCCGAGATCCGTCGAGGTCGACGAGTAGCCGTGATCGATGAAGCTCTCGCCTGGCTTGAGCGCGGCAAGGTCGACCTTGCCGGCGCGCGCAGACGCATCGCCGTTCACGCCGCGGTAGACGACCAGGTCGCGTGGCGCCGCCGACTCAGCGATCCCGCGGTCGAGTGCCCGCACGGTGTCGGCCAGCTCCGGTGGTAAGCGTGTGAGCGGATCGCCGAACTTACTGACCAATCGCGGGTTTGCGGCGAACTCGCGCAGGTTACTGTTGATGGCCCCATAGAGTCCATTCTGCGAGTAGCTGTTGAGCGCCGCAGCGGAGTCAGCCGGAATGCGCGCGTTCTGGGCAAAGGCCGCGAATTCCTGGTCGTTCAGTGCCGTCGGGACGGATGCCTTGGGTCCAAGTTCCTTTTCTAATCCCTCGGCGATCCGTGCATTGACCGCCTCGAGCTTCTTTGCGATCTCGGCCCGGTTCGCGATCGCCCCTTCGAGCGCCTGCTCCTCGGTGCGCAGCGGCTTGAGGAGCGAGCCCGGCGAGTCGCGGAGGCCTTTGACGTCGTCGAGCGCGTTGCGCAAGGCCTTCGTGGCCTTGCCCAGCCGTGCCGCGTCTTCGCCCTCGGTGATCGCCGCCCAGGGGTTTGCATCTTGGACGACCTGCCGATACGCAAGCACGTCGTCGACGGCCGCGGACCGCGCCGTCACACGCTGTGCTGCCTGTTCCTCGGCGAGCCGGTCGACCTCGGTCGCCCGCGCAGCACGGAGGCCCTTGGCGTCTAGCGCGGCGAGGTCATCGGGTACTGCATCCTGCACCGCGCGCGCAGCGATGTGTTCGTCGAGCGCGGTACCGGCGCGCTTCAACCCGCGCTCAACGAGCGCCGAGCCGGCGCCGGCGAGCCCGCCAACCGCTCCACCGAACAACATGTTGCTGCCGAGCGTCGACGCCGCGCGCTCCCATGTCAGCGGATCCTGTGAGGTCGCGAGGTCGGATACCCCCTGGCCGGCACCGAAGATCGCCCCCTCGGTGGCACCGCCGGCCGCCCGCGCCAGGACACCGCCGCCGAGCTCGCCGGCGACGGTTGCACCTGCATCTCCCGCGAGTCCGCCCAGGCCGATCGGGGTAAGTGCGCCAGCGACGGTGCCCAGTGTCGACGCAATCGGATGCCGCTCGCGAAGCTGGCGAAGCACATCACCGCCGCCGGCAGCGGCGAGCAGCGCATCGGAGCCGCCGGCAGTGACCGTGCCGAGCGCGCCGAGAGCACCTGCCGCAACAGCTCCCGAGGTCCCGCCGAACTGCTCCTCCTGTACGGTCTCAAGGTTGCGCTGGGCGCGCTCGGAGACGTTCTCGACGCGGAATCCCTGACGCAGGTACTCGGGGAGCTGCTCCTCGGCAACATCGTAGGCCTGGCCGCCACGGTCCAATACGGTGACGTTGCCCATCACCGCCCTCCTGGCAGCGGGATTGCGTCGATGCCCTGGCTGACTTGGTTCAGCAGGATCTGCTGCGCGTAGGCCCGTACCCCTGGCGACGTCGCATCATTGGCCGCCTTGTGGAGGCTTTCGAGGGCGCCCGTGCGCCTCTGCTCGAGCTCCTTCGCCGCAGCCTCGGCTTTCACGCGCAACGGATCACCGGCCTGGCGCTGGAGGTCTGTGGCGATCTGCGCCTGCAACTTCGCATGCTCACCGTCATCCGGGCTGCGCACGTATGTGCCCTGGGGAAGCGGAACACCAAGGTCAGCACCCCACTGGTCGAGCGCCTGCTGCTGCTCGAACGTGAACCCCTGCCTGGCCTCCTGATCGGTGCCGATCTTGTCGTTTTGCGCCGACAGCACGAGTTGCAATGCGCGATCCTCGGCAGTTTTTGAGGCTGCCGGCGGACTCGAAGTATCGAGGATGTCGAATCGCTGATCCTGCGGATAGCCGAACGACTTGAGATCGGTGTTGAGTCCCTGCAGGAGGAGGGCGCGTGCTTCGCGCATACCCGGGATGGGATCGCGAAGCTTGCTGGGGTTGCCTGTGCCGAGCATGCCCTTGATCAGTTCGACATCGCTCTCGGTGATCTGACCGAGCTCGGCTGCGTTCTTGGCTTCGATCTTCGCTTGGCCCCAGATAGCGTCGAGCTGCTGTTTCTCGTCGGAATTGCCGACTTCGCTCGACCAGCCGGTGCGCTTGCGGATGGCCTCGTCGATCAGGTTCACGATCTTAGTGGTGGCGGCGACTTTCTTCTTGAGCTTTCCCACCTCTGTTGGCTCGCCTGTCGCGATGAACGTCGACTCCTTGCCGGCTGCGTCCTTGATGGGCACACCAGGAACCGCGCGCACGTTCTCGGGCGCCTGGTTCCGCAGCTGTTGGCCCTTGGTGCCTGCCTCGGCCCACGTGTTGTACTCCTTGATCGACATCGGGATCGGCGGAACCGGCGAGCCCGGCGGCAGGATGCGCGCGAGCACCTCGGGGTCGAACGCCTGATCCTGTGCCTTGGCCTTCGTCTTCTCGAGGGTGAACTTGGCTGCCTCGAGCCCTTCGGTCGCACGATTGTGCCGCAGTGTTTCAATCGCCAGCGTAGCCTCGCGATCGGCGTTCTGCTGCTTGATGTGGTTATCGAAGCTCTTTTGCCCGATTTCACGCAGCGTCGTTGCCTGTTGAGCCGCAATCCCGGCGCGCAGCTGAGCGATCCGCAGGCCTCGTGTGCCGTCGGATGCGAAGTCCTGTTGCTGCGTCTTCAGAAGGTCGTCGGCGTGCATGAGCGCGGCAAGGCGCACGGTCTCAGCCGCCTGGTAGGCGTCATTGTTGAGATGTATCTGCTCGGCGAGCGCGGTCCGGCGCAGGTTGAGCCCCTCGCGCTGATTCGCGAGGTCTGCCTGCTGAGCCTGGATGCCTCGGTTGATAGCGGTATTCAGCGCATCCAGTCCGGCATTGTTCGGCGACCCAGTGCGCCCCTGGACGAGCCCACCGACAACAGCACCGAGCACACCTGCGATCTTTTGGCCGGTGCTGAGCCCGCCAGTCGGATCGTTCTTGGTGGCGGCGATCCGCTGGGCGTCGGCGATGACCTGATCGAGTTTCGCCTGCGTGGCCTTCATGGCCGCATCGCGGGCACGAGCGTTCGCCATCTGCTGATCGAAGTCGCGGTTTCGGATCTCGAGCTGGCGCGCGGCGACCTGCTTCTGGCGCGCATCATCGAGGCGCAATCCAAGCTCAGCGAACCCCTGCTGGTCGCGCAGCGCGAGCTCATTCAGATATCGCTGGCGCTCGGGTGTAACCGGGCCACTGATGAGATCGGCAAGCAGCGCGTCGGGATTACCCGCGTAGCCTTTGGCGACTTGCTGATAGCGCTGCTCGGGCGTCAGCGCCTGCCGAGCGTCGCCGGTGAACGGCTGATCCGGTGGTCCAACGAGCGAGCGCTCTACCTGGCCGGTGATCGCATCCGGCAGCGGAGGCGGAGGCACAGGCGCGGGAGTCAGCGCGGGCGGCGGTGGCGCCACGGGTGCGTCCGGCGGTGGCGGAGGCGCCGCCTGCTCCATCCCGGGCACTATGGGCGGCGGTACCAGCTCGGGCGGAATCGCCACGCCATAGGGTGCCCACGGCGACGGTAGGCCGGGGAGGCTCGCGTCGACGGGCGGCGGTGGCGCCACGGGTGCGTCCGGCGGTGGCGGCAACGTCGGCGTAGCGAACGGCTCCCCGACCGGAACACCGGGCGGGGGCACCAGTGCCGGATCAAGCGGATAGAGCGCGTCGCCGAGCGCCATCAGGTCGCCTTCTTCCCCTCGAGCTTCGAGAGCCGCTTGTCGAGGCCAGGCATGATCGCTGCGAGCGCCGCGGCGAGCTTGGCGCCGTCGATCGCCTTGCCGCCCGGCGTATCCGTGACGGTGTGGCGGAGCCCCGGTGTGCGCTCGAGATCCTGAGCCATCTGGCCAAGCTGATCGCCTTGGCCGTGCCGCTCGTCCTTGTACTTGTAGAGATGCGCGCCGAGCCCCTTGAGCGCCTGATCGGCGACCTTGGAGCCGTCACGGACCTCCGTCTTGAGGCGACGGTCAGAGACCGTGAATCCCGGTTTCGGCGACATGGGGTTCGCATCCGCAAACGCCGCGCCGTTGAGCGTCATAGGCATCGGCGGACCGCCTGCCGACGGCGATGGCGATGGCGATGGCGATCCGCCCTGCTTGCCCGCGAGCTGCGTGTACGCGCCGAGCGCGCCGGTGACCGCCGGCCCCCACTGCTGGATCCACGACGGTGCTGGCGTGCCGGCGTTCGCCGCGCCGTAGCCCTGCAGAGCCGACTGTCGACTGCCGAGCGCGGCGTTGAGGTCCTGGCCGCGGAGCGTACTGAGCAACCCGCCGTACTGCTGCCAGGCCTGATTCTGTTCCTGCAGCCCGGCGAGCGCTTGTTGCCCCGCAAGCCCGGCTCCGAGCTGACTGGACCGGATCGCAGCGAGGCGCGCAGCAGCCGCAGCATTGCGTGGTGACGCGCCGGCTGCCATCGAGCGCTGCTGGGCGTATAGCTGGCCAAGGCTCTGCCGAAGCTGCTCGGCGGAAACCGATCGCTGGCCCATCGCCTGAGCGCGGAGCGCGTCGAGCGCGCTCTGGCCCTGGCCGCCGAATTTCTGGTAGCTGTCCTGGCTCTGGCCGGCGAAGTACCCAGCTTGCTGAGCCTGCTGCTGGAGTAGCTGCTTACGCCTGGCCTCGTCTTTGGCGGCCTGGTCGTCACCACCGAACAATCCACCGAGCCCGCCGATGAGACCTCCGACGCCGGCGCCGATCGCCGTACCAACGCCCGGAATCAACGATCCAACCGTCGCGCCCGTGGCAGCGCCGGTAAGTGCTCCTCCTGCTCCTGCTCCCCAGTCAGGCATGGTGCATCACGCTTTCTGCGCCGCCGGGAGGCGCTTGAGGCCCGGCTGTAGACCGACCTCGAGTGCGAGGCCGGTAAGCTTGATCGCCTCGCCCGTGGGCGGGCCGTACGCGCCGCCGGAGAACGAACCGGCCGCGGGCGCGAGCGCGGCCATCGTCGTGATCTTGAGTGCTCCGGAGATCGCGGTACAGAACGACGACAGCGCCGTCGAGAGATTCGCCGACATCCCAGCTGCAGCGCCGACGCCGACGCCCATGTAGATGTCCGCGATGTCCAGCACAGCGCCCAAAGAACCGCTGCGGTTCACCTTGACCGTCGAGGAGTTTCCGAGCGTCCCCAATCCGGTGACATTTAGCTCATTGCTGATCACCTGAACGCCGGTCGCGAGCGACTGGGTACCAATTCGCATTTTGTTGGTAGCTTTGTCGAGCCCCCACATAATCGCAGTCCAGTCGTTCACGGCGATCGCATTGGGCGCGGTGATTACGTTGTGGGAGGATGTGTCTCGCGCTTCAAACAACAGAGCTAGATTGCTCTGGATCCTGATTGTGAATCCGGCGCCGCCGAGGAAGTCCGTTTTGGAGACGATGTAGCTGTCGGTCGACGGTATCGCGAGAGTCCGCACAACCAAGACGCCGCAGAGATCTGTCGTGCCGATGTCAAGAAATGTCCCATTGGGCGCCTGGAACCCTGATCCTTGGACAGAGATCCGGACCGCCTTGTCGCCGAACGGACCTGATATGCCGTACGACGGCGAACCTCCCACGGCGACCTCCGTCAGATTCGTTCCGCCAAATGCCGCGGCGAGTCCTGATAGGTCCTCGCACAAGTAGCCCGCGGTCCAGGTCCCAAACCCACCGCACGCTGTGGTCATTGCCGCCGCCGTGGTCGGCGCGCGAACATCGCCGGCTTGCAGCGCCGCGAGCTTCGTACCGGCCGCGATGCCGGCCTCGACCTGGGCGACGGTCGCGGTGTCCGGACCCGTGACGAGCACGCCGACGTTGTAGAGATCCTCCGACCAGCGCCCGGTACTCGGGTTGTAGGCGAAGTGATCGCGCACGTCGACAGTGAGCACGGTCCCGACCTTGAACGCGATCGACATCGTCACCGCGTTACCCATTTCCCCCGGGCGAACGTCGTACTCGCGCCCGACGACCTGATCGGCCACCTTCCACGTCGCAGCCCAGTTCGCACCCGAGGTCTGCACCGCTGGCGTGAGCCCACTCGCGGTGGCCAGAGTCGCGCGAGCGGCCTCGACAACCGCGGTGATCCGAATCTTGAACGCCTCCCCCCAGCCGTTGCTTGCGCTCGGCTTGTGCGAGACCTGCAGCGCGCTGCCCACGGTGGTCGTCGTCGGCGACCACGCGAAGTCGTCGAAGTAGACCGGGTTGCCGGCGCCGTCGTACTGGTAGTCGCGCGCGACGCGCATGCGCACCAGGCATGGGCTTCGGAGCTCGCCGAGCAGCTGGATCTCCCCGAGCTTGCCGTAGCCCGCGAGCTCGTTGAGCTTCACCCATGAGAGCTCGACGTCGAGCCCGTACGTGAGCCCGGTCAGTGCAGTCTGCTCGATCTTTGGCCCAGCCGCGGTGAGGTAGACGTACTGGCCCTGCCACATCACCGCGTCGAGCCCGTCGCTAATCGTCCACTCGGCCCAGCGCCCCGGGTCGGGCTTCGACGTCGCAATAAGCCCTCGGTAGTCCCAGAGGAGCAGACGCGACGTTGTCAGGATGCGCACCTGGTGTTTCGCAATGACCGTGTGCACAGCGACGACCGTGTCGCTGTCGAAGTCCGAGACCGCATCGCCGACATAGTGGAGCCCGCCACCGATATCGAGCAGGTACCAGCCCTTCGAACTCTTGAGCAGCCGCCCCATCGGCACCGGCGCGTGCGCTTCCTGCGATACCACGCCGACATCACGCGAGATCGTCCGCACGAGTGTGTAGTTTTGGCCCTCGCCCGCGTTGTTGAGGCCGGTGCCGGCGAACGCGTAGATGGCGGTCTCGCGGGCGACGTAGACGAACTGGTCGTCGACCCACAGCGCGGTGATGGCGCCGCCGGTCGGCGGCACGTCGAACCGGAGCTCGTCGTGGAAGCTGGCGATCTCGCCGTCGCCGCGCTCCCGCGAGTACCAGACGCCGTCGGGATCGCCGGCGACACCGGCAAGGATCAGCCGCGTCTCGGTCGGGACGATGATCTTCGCCCCGGGCGGTGCAAGCGATTCCAGGATGTTGCCATTTTCCGGGTTGGCCTCCTTGAGCGCCAAAGTGGCATCGGCGTAGTTATCGATCAGGTGCGTGCTTGTGGCTGTGACATTATTGGGAATATAGGGGTTGTTTCCGGTGGTCGTTGCCGGATCTTGTCCGGTCACCAGGTAGTATGGCGCATCGTCACCCGCGTTCACTTGCTGGCGCCAGATCTCGATATTCGGTACGTTGGCCAGCCTGTTCGTGACATGCAGATGCGCCGGCTGTAGGTCCGCCGAATGCGAGGCGGCTAGCGTGAGCTGCACACCAGTGGCCGTGGTGGAGCGCTCGATCTCGCCCTGAGCGTTCACCCATCGCATGGTCGCCTTCCATGTATATGTCCCAGCGGACAGGTTCCCAGCTCCATTATCGGTGGCGCCGAACGCCCATGGATAGACGAGGAATCCGATCTCAACCAGCTGCCTGCTGTCGTACTGATTTACAATACCGCCCGCAACGTACATCGTGCGTCCCGCGACCGTCGTGCGCCGGGCCGCGTTGTCGTCGAATGAGAAGGCGATGTCCCGCAGTGAGCGCGCCGACAGGGTCGATTGGTCGATGTTGTCGCCGATCTCGATGCGCCGACGGAACGCACCGAGCCACTCGTAGCTATCTGGGTTAGAGGCCGTGATGCCAGGGAGGTGCCCAGTCGACGAAATGAACCCACCGGCTACTCCCCAGACGGCTTTCGAGACGACAACACCATCGGCGCGATACAAAAAGTAGGTGTTCTGTAGCTGTGCGCGGACTGCAGCCGGGGAGGTAGAGCCCACGCCCGAATCGGAACCAAACGCTGTCCACACATAGATAGCCCCGCCATGCTCGAAGGCACGCGATGCGATACCGAGAGCCTGTACGAGTACTGCCTGAGTTCCGACTGCGTTCGAGGTCGTGACAGTGTTCTTGCGGAGCTCGAAGGCGCCATTCAGGCCCGTCTGCTCAGCAACCGACCAGAATGCGGTACATGTCGTTGCAGAGAACGCCGCGGCGATCTGATTAATCGGTGTGGTGCCGGCCGTCCCAATCGCCTGCGCCGTGAACACGTCGGCGAGTGAACTCGTGGTCAGGAGGTCGCCCTGGACGCTCGTACCGTTACCACGGATCACCTGCGTCTGCGTCCCGTCGGCGATCGTGGCGACCGCGAGCGGCCCATCCGCGGTGCGCGCCTTCGTTGACGTCGTCACTGAGAGCGCGGGAGTCACCGTGAACACCTGGTAACTTGTCGTGGGGTTTCGTCGACACGCCCCGACCACAAGGTCCTGTGTCCCAGCGCGCACGACGTCATAGTAGAAGTTGGCGACCGTCGCGAGCACCGTCGTCAAAGCACCAGCGACGGCGGTGGCGGGTGACGTAGGGTCAATGGCGAGCACCTTGAGGCTGTTGTTCGCATCGTCATTCGCGAACAACAGGATCCGAGTTGCCAAAGCGACGAGCCTTGGCCGGCTCAACGTCCCGGACAGCGCCGTCGGTGGCATCAGCATGGAGCCCGTCGCCTTGTCGAGCGCGGCGACCCAAATCGCCTTCGGGCTATTGACGCCCCAAGCGTAGATTACGGTGCCGGCGAGTTCAGCGCGGTCACCGTCGACTTGGTCATCGGTGGTTACAAATCGTGGCGTCTCGTCTACCGCGACCGCGAGGTGCGTGCCGCGCGAGACCCAGCACGAGAGCTGTGCGTTCCAGCTGTAGAGCGTCGTGTCGGTGAACACGCAAAGCTCGCCGTTGACGACCGCGAGCCGGCGGCAATTACTGAGCGTGCCGCCGCCGAAGATCGCCCCCCCGCCCATGACATCGCCGAACGGCGGACGGGTCTGCACGCCGCCGAGCTCCTCGAACTGGACGTCGCGCGCGAGGTCGAGATCCGGAGGCGAGGACAGGCGAACGTCTGTCTTCTGCTCGAGCGATCCCGAAAACGGCAGGGTCAGGGTCTGCCAGTTGAGCGCCCCGTACGCCATCACCCACCCCATGTGGTTGCACATAGTTGCGGTGATGCGTTCTGCGGCGTGTTGCAGAAGAGCGCGCGGCGACCTACCTTCGGCGTATGCGGATGCGGACGATCTTGTTCCTGGCTGCGGCTGTCTTGGTCAGCTGTTCCAGCCCACCGGCCGCGATCATCGACCCGGCCCCCACCCCGCAGGATCTGCAATGGCCGACGCACGTGGGCATCTGCAAGGACGTCGACGGCAACGCCGTCGCGTGCCTGCCGCTGACCGAGTACGCGATGCTCCAGGCGGAGCTCGCGCGCGCCCAGAGTTGGATCCGCCAGGCTTCGTATGTGCTGCGTGACGAATGCGGCATCGAGACCAGCGAGAACCCGGGCCGTGTTGCGGTGAGCGGCGCAGCGACCAACCCTCGATAGCCCGCCGGCACTGAGCGCTTTGCACAGGCCGGCCATCAGAACACCGCCACATCGACCACGATCGTGGTCGAAAAGCCGAACGCGCCGATCTGGAGGTCCTGCGATCGGTTGATCGGCGCCCCGGTCGTGAGCGCATTTGACCCGGCGTCCACGATCACACCCGCGGTCAGTGCACCGAAGTTCGCGACCCGGAGCGGCGAGATCCACACAAATTGCGGCGCGCGGCCGAGGCCGTGATGCACGATCGGCGCGCTGTTGTTCGGGATGGTCACGTCCTTTATGATTTTCGGCGTCGAGAGCTGCAGCGCCTGCACCTGCGCCTGCAGCTCAGCGATGCGCTGGTCGACGTTCTGCCGATTCGCCTCGGCCGTCGGGTCATCCAACTTCCGGCCGCTGGCCTTGGTGAACTTCACCGATACCTCCACGACCACGACGCCGGATCGTTGGTCAGCGGCCCATCGTCGTCGTACACGCTGCCGAATGGCGGGCGAACCACCACCCGACGGCGCGGGTTCACGAGCGCGCGGCGCTTGACGTCTTCGGAAAAACGCGCCTCGGCCATGTTGCGCTCGGTCATCGCGAGCGATGGGTCGCGCCTGAGCTTGCCGATGCCCCGCACTGCGACACCCCAGACCAGGAGTGCCTCTCCGTCGCCTGTGACAACGTCGACGTTTGACGAGTCGGCCAACGATGAGATATCCGGCGACTGCGGCACGTAGACCAGCCGGTACGTCCCGGTCGTAGGGCGCGGATAGAGCATCACGCCCTGGCCGACCACCGCGAAGCCCGTTGCGTCGCCGGTGAAGCCCCCGTAGCGGTTCCGCTCCTGCACCATGATCTCGCCGAGCTCCGTCCAGTTGTCGGAGGCAAGATCGACCGCGCGATCCACGCCGATGTACTCGTCATGATCGGCGGGCAGCGAGTAGCTCGTCGCCCCATTGGCCGCGAAGATGTTCGTGGCCTCGAAGTATCGAAGCCCGGCATTCACCACGATCGAGTAGAGCGCCGCGTACTGCTGGCTGATCCAACGCTTCCACTCAGGCGGGGCAATCGACGGGTCCCCCTCCGCGTCAGCTTCACGCTGACACGACGTCACGAGGGTACCCATGCTGACGTTGCGCGACATCAGACGTTCAGTCGCTTGAATCCGACGTTGAGAGACAGATGCTGCGTTGCGGTCAGGTCCGCGAGCGAGTCCGCGGCGTTGGTGATGCTAATCCGGAGCGTGAGCGTCGACGTGTTGAAATCCCCGGCGACGACCGAGTAGCCCTTCAGCTCCGATGCAGTGGTCGCATCGAAGCCGCGGCCGATGATTCCAATGTAGTGCCCGGGATTCTCGTTCCAGGTCAGATCGACGAGGCCGGTGGACACGTAGGTCACGGCAACGCCAACCCCCTCGTCCTTGGTAACGGCGGCGGTGCCGCCGGTGAAGCGCACGACCTGATCGTTTCGCCTCGCGACATTGCTGACAACAGGTGAACCGAATTGCGACATTTCAGCGCTCCCACCAGCCCATGGAAACCTCGTACGTCGCAGCCGCGGACTGCGACGGCTGGATCTCGTGCAGGATGAGGCTCTGGTTTGGTCCCAGGCACACCGGCGGGCAGTGGACCGGAATCATCTGCGCGTTCGTACCGCTCAGCTCGGCGCCTGGGTGAGGCGCAACCGCCTGCCCGAACGTGAACAGGTAGATGTCACCCGTCACCATGATCGCCGGCCGGATCCGGCCGTGCTTCACGCGCCGGCTCGCGTTCGTGGCCGCAGCGGTAGTAAGCGCACCGAAGTTCAGCGCGGCGATCGAGGTCGCGGCGCTGTCCATGTTCGGGTTCACCGGCGAGAGCGGGCTACCACCGGACGAGAAGCGGTTCCCGCCGTCGACGCTCAGCGCGTAGTTGACCGACGTGCCGGCCGTTCCGACGGTGCGCACCTCGAGCTGGATCCAGGCCGGATAGATACGCTTGCTCGGCGAGCTCGTCGCGGTGAGCTGGTTGTAAATCGTGAGCAGGCCGACGGTCGCCGAGAATGCGGTAGGCGTCGCTGTGCCGGAGACTGCCGTGAGGAAAGTCGGGTTCGTCGCGACGAAGTACGAGCCCTCGTCGGCGAACGGCTGCATCCCACCGCCGATGAGCTGGACGAGCGACTCACCATAACGCGACGCGCGGACCGGCGTCGGCAAGGTGCCGATCACCGGGACTGGCAGGTCGCGCTGTGGGATGCCCTGGGCGATGATGAAATCGTTGTTGGCCATGGCTGCCTCCCTTAGATCGCAAACACGAAGTGATTGCGGGTGTTGCTCTGAACGTAGTTGCCAACGAAGCGAGTCCGCGTCTCGACAGAATCGGCAGACTGGCCGCGCAGCGACTGGTTGCCGTCGTCCATGATGACGTGGACGAAACCATCCCCCGACCAGCGGATGTAGTGCGACATTCGATTGTAGCCGCGGCAGCGATCGATCGGGCAGTCCGGATCGGATTTCAGGATCAGCGTCCCGGCCGGCGTTGCAACGCGCGCACGCTCGAACCCGAACACCAACTCGTCACCCGGGCGGGTGATCACCTGGGCGTTGCCGCGCCGAACGACCTGCCAGAAGTTGATCGGATTGAGCGTCGCGTCGGTGCAGAAACCGCCAACGGTGTTCACGTTGACCGCTGCCAAGCCGATCGACTCCTCGATGGTCTGCCCCTGGCTGACCGTCGTGGTGAGCCGCGTCCCGGCGAGCCGCTCGATGTACTGCGATCGGTTCACGTTGCGGAAGCTGTCGGACCCACCGGGTGCGGTGAGCGGCGTACAGTCCTCCATCCCGTTCATCGAGCCCAGTGAGGTGCCCTGGCCGGTCGGGTCGCCGGCGTTGAACAGGTAATCTCCGTCGAGAAACCCAGAGATCGCGGCCGCGCTGGCGAACGTGATCTTGCCGCTCGCCAGATCGACGCCGGTGACGGTCGCGGTGCCGGTGCGCGGCGTCGACCCATCGGGATTCGGGGAGGCCCCAACGGTCTGATCGAGCTCGAAGTTGCGCGCATCGTCGATGGTGCCGAGTTGCACCGTGTTCGAGCTGATCGATGCCCGCCTTCCGCGGATCGCGGTGCTCATCCGGAACACGTCGAACGCGAGCGCGTTGACGTGCGCGGTGATGGTGTCGTCGGTCGTGAGGCGGACGAGGTCCGTGAAGGCGCCGTCGTCGGCGCACTTGAGGATCGACGGGCCATCAACAAGGACGAGCCCGTACTTGGTAACCGCGGTCGCGATGAACTGCGCACCCTTGCTGGCCGAGGCCTGCGACTGCGCATGGGTAAACGAGTTCGAGATACCCTGTGGGTTACCGAATTTCATTGGGTAACGGAAATCCGACCCGACGAAGTTGCCTTCATGACCGTTGGGACGCTCCGCATTGAGGAGCTCATCCAAGGTCGGGTGCATCCGCATCGCGGTGTCGGCGATGTTGCCGGCGTAGTCGGTGCGGAAGATGTAGGCGGCGGTTGCGGTGCTGTTCGTGACTGCCATGACAAGACTCCCCTCGCATCGCGAGGTGGTTCGGGCGTTTCAGTTTTCGCCGTCGGTCTTGTCGGCAGGTCTGTGCGGTCTTCTGGCGCCCTGGGCTCGTGGGCGCTGCTCGGTCAGGTACCAGCTTGCCGCCGTCGCTCCTCTTGGAGCTGGGCGACGAGCTGCGCGGCTGGTAGCCGGGTTTTACGGCCCGGCTGTGGAGTCGGTTGTGGTGCCGGTGCCGGTACGGACGCCGCTGGTGCGGGCTTGGCGGGCGGCGGAGCCGGCTTGGCGGGTGTCTTGCGGTACTGCGCGGTGTCGACGCCCAGTGTCTCGAGATCGGCCAGGAGCAGACCCTCGTAGGCCTGGATGACCTGCGCCGGGGTCGGGTCTTCGCGGAGGTCATCCGAGGGCCCGCTCATCCGCCAGAGCTCGACAGCAACCTGCAGGAGGGTGCTGCGGGTCGCCTCGGGTCGCTTCGCGATCGCCGCCTTGGTGAGTGGCGCCTGGTCGGTAACCGCACCGGCGATCTGCTGGCCCCATGCGTCGAGCTGGGCGCGCTGCTCGGCCTGCTGACGCTCGACCTGCTGCGCTTTCTTGATCTCGGCCAGCTCGTTCTTGACCTTCTCGACCTCGGAGACCTGGCCGCGCTGGGCGAGCAGCGTCTGAGCGTGCGCCCGCAGCTTCGGATCCTTCTGGCCATCCGGGGTCAGCGCGTAGAACGCGGTGTAGAGCGCCGGGTAGTCCTCGGACGCAAATCCGAGCGCCTCGAACGCGCCGAACGGGTCCTGGCGAGCATTCGAGAACTTGTTCACTTGGGCAGTCAGCTTCTCGATTTGGTCCTGGTAGGTCCGCTCGCGCCGGGAGAACTCGGACTGGATCGAGGCACGCTCCTCGGCGATCTGGCGCCGCAGATGCTGCTCCTGACGACGGAGCAAGGCCTGGCCCTCGACAGGCTGCGGGTCGCCCGGAGGGTCGTCATCCCCGGCATCGTCTGGCAGCGCGGGATCAGGCACCGCGGCAGGCTGTGCCGGGGTCTGGGCCCCAGCAGCCGGGGCCGGAGCCGGGGCGGCCGCGGCAGCTTGCGCGCGATGCGCACCGGCGAGGATGGCCGCTTTCGTGGCAGCGCGACGAGCGGCCGCGTCCTGGGGTCCGGTCGGCGTCGCCGCTGGTGCCGGCTGTGCGCCCGGCGTCGGAGTCGGCGTCGCGGCCGGCGTTCCGGTTTCAGTTCCAGGCTGTCCCGTGACTGCCATCAGTATTGCTTTCTACTGCAAACGGTGTGCATATGTCAAGAGTATGCAAATGCAATCGATTTGCAAGAGGTCATCGCGGTGACCCCGGAGGAGTGGTTCGATCTCATCGAGCAGCGGGGCCCCGGACTCGCCGCCGCTGGCGTCCGGGTGTTCAAAATGGGCGACGTCGAGGTGCATCTCGCCCCCCAGATCCCCGATCTCCCGGCCGTTACGGATGCCCCCGCCGCTTCCGATCATGCAAACCCGCTCGACGACCCAGCGCTGTATCCCAACGGGATCGTTCCTGGTTACGAACTCCTGCCGGAGGATAAGCCGTGATCGCACAGAGCGATTGGTGGGACGCCGACACCGGCAAGGCCCACACCCTGGTGTTCGACCACGTCCGGGCGCTCGACCGGACGCAGTTCGAAATATTCAACAGATTCAAGCAGCTCGAATCGCTCTACGACACCAATCCCAAGCCAGGAGGGCGGTACCTGCGTCCGGTCCGTGCCCCCGGGCGAATGCATGAAAACGTCATCAGTTCTAATGTAGACACTGTGTGCGCGCAGATCGCGACGACAGACGTCCGGGCCGTGTTCGATACCGACGATGCGGACTGGTCAACATGGCGCCGCGCGCGCAGGCTCGAGCTCTACGTCGAGCAGCTCGGCAAGATCCACAAGATCCTCGCGAAGTGTCGCCGTGCGTTCAAGGGCGCGGCGATGAAGGGAACCGGGGTCGTCAAGGTCTGGAAGGACACCTTCAAGCGCCTACGCATCGAAGCCGTGATGGCCGACGACATCGTCGTAGACGAGCTCGAGGCCCGCGATGGCGAGCCGAAGCAGCTCCATCATCGTTCGTTCGTCGAGCGCGCCGAACTCAAGGCGCTGCACCCCAAGTACGCCGCCCAGATCGGGCGCGCCCAGGGCGCCGGTAGCGGAGGTGGTTCGTGGACGCACTGGGCCGGCTGGCGGCCGCTACGCCGCAACGACCTGGTCGTGATCGAGTCCTGGCGCCTGCCGATCGGCGTCAAGGACGCCGAAGGCTACGTCCCGGGGCGCTACACGAAGTGCATCGACGGCCTGACGATCGTCGATGAGCCCTATCACAAGTCCTATTATCCCTTCGCGGTCCTTTGCTGGGAGCCGCCGATCAACGGCTGGTACGGGATCGGCCTGGCCGAGAGAATCTCGGGAGTGCAGCTCGCGCTGAACCGGCGGAACCTGCAGATGGAGCGCAAGCTCGACCACGGCGCCTTCCCGACGACGTGGGTGCAGCGCCAGGATGCCGCGCTCGCCCAGACGACCGCCACCGCGCAACAGAACCTGCTCGGTACGGTCGCGGTCTACAACGGAACGCAGCCGCCCCGGACCGAGACACCGCCGCCGATCCATCCCGAGGAGCTGCAGGACGCCGAGCGGCTCTCGAGCAAGGCCTCCCAGATCTCGGGTGTGAGCCGCATGGCCGCGCAGAGCGTGAAGCCTGCCGGCATCGAGACCGGCGTAGCGCTGCGCGAGTACCGCGACCAGACGACGCAGCGGTTCGCCACCCAGGAGGGTGGTTTCGAGGCGTTCGTGCTCGACGTGAACTGGCTCGTCGTCGACACGTGCAAGGACCTCGGCGCCGATGCTCCGAAGGTCGTGCGCAAGTCCCGGTTCGGCTCTCGCGAGATCGCCTGGGGCCAGGTCGACATGCAGGAGGTCCGGTACTGGATTAGCGCCGCGCCAACGCTGTCGCGGACCCGGTCCGGCCGGCTGCAGCTCCTGATGGACCTCGCCGCGCAGGGCATCATCTCGCAAGACGCCGCGGCTCGCGCCATCGGACATCCCGATATCGCGCGCGAGGAGAGCCTGTTCAACGCGGCGATGGAGAACGTGGAGCACTTCCTGGAGGAAATCGCCGAGGGTCGGATCATGACGCCGGAGCCCTTCATGAACCTGAAGCTCCTCGTCCATCGTGCCCAGCAGCAATACCTCGAATGGAGCACGATCCCGAATGTCCCCGAGGAGGTCCTCTCGAATCTCTGGGACGCGACCGTACAAGCCGCCTGGCTGGTCGGGAATGACAACGTCGGCCCCGACCAGTCGATGCCGGTCGGCGGGCCCGAAGCGCCCGGCGCACCGGCGCTCGGGCCTGGGGCGAACTGGCAATTCTCGCCGACGCCACAGCCTCCGGGAATGATGCCCCAGGTTCCCGCCGCGCCGGCTGGCATACCCCCGGTCGCGGCGTAGCATGTCCCGGCTCGACTTCGCCCTCGAAGATACCGAGCGGCAGCTCGAGGCGCAGGACACCTCGAAATGGGCCACCTTCGCCGACCAGCTCGCCGAGGAGTGCCACCCCGACCAGCGCGAGTTCGCAATGTGCATGGCCGTGTTCATCCTCGCCATCCTCGGGAGAGGCGGCGGCAAGACGGTCGGTGGCTGCGTGCGGTTCATGCGCCGCATGCTCACCACCCCAAAGGCGAACTGCTTCTACCTTGGCAAGACACGGGGGGATGCGAAGCGACTGATCTGGAACCCGATCAAGGCGAAGTTCGCAGCGCTCGGGTTCGATGAGAGGCGCGGCGATGTCGTCTACAACGAGACCGAGCTGACCATCACGCTGCCGCGCAACGGCGCGGTACTGCGCCTGTACGGTGCCGATAAGCTGCCGAACATCCAGAAGCTGCGCGGCGACACCTATCATGAGGTCGGCATCGACGAGGCCGCGATCCACCCCGACGCCATCCTGCGCACGCTGATCGATGAAGTCTTCGGCCCACGGCTCGTCGGGTCGCTATGGCTGATCGGCACAGCCGGGAAGGTCCTCAAGGGCCTGTGGTACGAGCTAACGCGGCGCGGCGCGGAGCTGAGCCGGTCATGGAAGGAGCGCGACCAGCACCCCGGCTGGAAGGGCTGGTGGTTGTTTCGTTGGACGCTGCGAAGCGCCATCGAGAAGACGCGCGACCGGCCGATCCCAGCGCTGCTCGAGCTCTACGAAACGCAGCAACGCGAACGCGACCGTCTTGGGCCGAATCACCCGACGGTGCGCCGCGAACAAGATGCGGAATGGGCCTCCGACGACACCATGAACGTCTACCACGAGTACAAGATCCACCATCCCGAGACGGGTGAGCTCTGGAACCAATGGGATCCGCCGCGTGAGGGTCCATTCGGGATCGCACGCCTGCCGGATACGTTCACCGACTGGGTCAACGTCATCGCGATCGACCCGGGATACACGGATCCCACCGCGATCAACGTGTTCGCGACGTCGCCCAGCGACCCGAGCCTCACCATCTACCATCGCCTGTGCTTCGAGAAGACGGGCATGTACGCGCAGACCATAGCGCATGTACTCCTTGGGCCGGAGCTCGATGTCGAGAAGCCCGCCGGGGTCATCGGCGCGATCGGCTCGTGGCCGAACGCCATGGTGGCCGATCCCACGCACCAGATGGCCAAAGCGCTCCTCGCCGAGCTGGAGAATGTCTACAAGCTGACGATCGATCCGGCAGAGAAAGGCTACGCGTACAAGGTCGGCGCGATCGAGGTGGTCAACGGCGACTTTGCCAACGGCCGGATCAAGATCCTCAAGGACTCGAAGCTCGAGGAGCAGCTCCTCGGACTGCAGTGGGGGGAGAACAAGGCGGGCGTGCGTATCGAGAACAAGGGCCAGCCGAATCACAGCACGGACACGCTGGTCTACGGCCGGCCGGTTCTGGCCACATTCATGTGCGCGTTGCCGCCGGCCAAGGAGCAGCCGGCCCCGCTCGATCCGCGCGCAGCCGGCTACGTGCCACCGCTACCGAAGGCCCGCCGCGATGACGAGGAAGACTACGCGGAGCTCCTCGGCGAGGACAACTACGCGGCGCTGCTGGGGTGAGGCACGCAGCTCACCACTCCTCGTAAGTGTCGATCCTCGTCTTGTCCATGAACCGGGTCGCGGCCAGCTTCCCGCTGTCAAAGCGGTCGAAGCGGAAGCGGCCCTCGCAGAGGTAGATGTCGTATCCGGTCGGGGGAGTCTCCGCGTCTGGCTTGTCGCTCCCGCGGGCGGCGAGCGCGTCGAGCGCCTCGCGGGGGGATGACACGATCAGGCCCTTCGTCACGAACCGGACGTGACGAATGCGGATTGCGTTCTTCGGAATTGGCTTATCGGTGGGCTGCATTTGGGTTCCTCGTATCGTCCTGCAATGGGGTTCCACTCGGCGAGCGGGATCTTGGTGGCGAGCCGGTCGCTCCACAGCGTACGGCACATGTAACTGAACGGCGCGAGCGGGTTGATGCCCGCGGCGGCGAACAGGCCGCGCGCGTGGCCGACGTCCAGAGCGTGACGCTTGCCGCCGCGCCGGTAGAAGTGCTTCACGAACACGTAGTAGACGTACGGTCGCTGGCCGCCGATGCGGCGAACGATGAAGCCGTACAGGAAGGGCCGCCCGCCGTCGATGGTCTCACCCGGCTCGTGGGCGACGATCACCTGCGTGCTCGGCCGGGCGAGAATCTGCTCGATCTCGGCGTGCATCACGTCAGCGTACGTATCCATCGCGAGCGGGCCAGCGTAAGGACTCATGCGGAACGAGCTGGACCACGCCGAGATCACGAACTCGCGGTCGACGTCGAGCATTGGCCGGTAGGCGGTCACGCCGCGCGCTCCTCGAGCTGCTTGTACGTCGCGCCCGGAACACCATGATGCTGCGCGCGCCACACGCAGATCTCGTCACCGCAGGTGAAGATCCGGAAGGCCTTCGGCCACGAGGTCGGCATCGACATGACCAGCGCAAAGAGCAAGGGACGATACGGGCGGTACCCCACGCACCAGCCGTGCCCATCGCCGCGCGCGTGGTGGTGAGCGTTCACCTTGCGTGGATCTCTATCGCAGATCTCACACGTCACGTGAAGTGCACCTTCCTGGGCCCACCGTCGCGCTCGCGCCATTTGCGGAAGTTCATGTCGCGGGTGATCGCCTCCTGCTTCGCGCGCCACTCGTGCACCGGCATCCCGTCGGCCAGCGGCCGGGTGTCGAGGCCTACGTGCCCCGGCGGGTACTCCTCGACCTTGCCACGCACGACCTCGCCGAGCTTGACCCGACCGAGCGGCGCGGTAGGGCGCCAGGCGGATGGCTGCTCGCAGCTCGGGCACGACCAGTTCTCGGGCGGGCCGCCGTCATTCGCGCGCGGCACCGTCGCGGTGAAGTAGCCGTGCTCCTCGCATTCGAAGTTCGTGCTGATCGGCGAGCCCGGGTTCGGGCGCACCTTGAGCGCCCAGGTCCGGGTGTGCTCGCACGGCTGCGCCCGGCGCCGGCTGCGCGCCGCGCGGATGGTCTCGACCGGAAGGCCGTTGGCCGTGGCCTCGAGCTCGATGCAGCCCTCGCAGTAGCGGGGCGCCGGCGTCGCCTCGGCCGCGGCATCGACGGCACGATCGCAGCCGATGCAGAACGGGCGCGAGCAGCCGGTGCAGAGGTAGGTGGTCATACGGCCAGCGCCTCCGGATAGTAGAGCGTCCGCACGCGACAGCAGCCGCCGCCGTCAGGGCCCGGAAGCACGAACTTACCCCCGCCGCCGTCGCGTATGATGTGCACCGGATCACCGCAAAACCATACGGCACCACGACGCTCCCCAGCGAGTCTCATTAGGTGTCTTGCAGCGTAGTATGCGGCGCGGGGGTCGGCGGGAATCTCGAGCCACTCGCACCGCATCGCGATCCGTCTCCCATCGGGCAGCACGAGATCGGCACCGGTTACCTGCTGCGACATGAACGCTATCCACGGCTTACCATCGCGATCCGTCCACTTCGTGGCTTCCTCGATGGCGCGCGCCAACTGTTCCTCGATCGGCAAAAAATGGACTCGATCACAGGGATCTGGCGCAGCGGACTTGTCGGTCGTGCTCATGGTTGTTCTCCTAGGTAGGCGCCCATACGTCCACCGTTCCGCGGCACCCCGTACGGCTGAAAGACCTGCGTCCACAGCCCGTCCTGACCGTGGATCTCGACGAACCAGGCCCGGCCCGGCCACGCCAGCTCCACCGCGCGCTGGATGGCATCGTTCAATGAGCGGAAGTCATCGCTGGCGCCTACGTGACCACGGCAGGCCTCGATGACGACGTCGCGCAGCGACGCAGATAGCGCGCGGAGGCTCTCGTCGCCTCGGTACTCGAGGCCCGGCTCCACGGTGAGCCCGCCCGGGATCTCGAACGTGCAGCGCACGTAGCGCTCGAGCGGCGGGCGGATGGTCGGCGGCGCCGCGCTGGTGGCGAGCTCGGCCTGGGCGGCGTCGAGCGCATGGTCGACCTCGCTCATCGCGCGCGCCATCGCGTCCTCGTTCGCCACCAGCTTCTCCGCGAGCTGGCGCCGCGTCGCGAGGTCCTGATCGGGGTTGTCGGCGAATCGCAGCTTCTGGTTGAGCAATTGGCCGACCAGCATGGCGCGCAGTCTGGCTGCGGCCTGATCGAGTTGCCTGGTGACCTCGGCGCCGAGATGGTACGGGGTAGCGAGCAGGAGCGTGCGACCATCCACCGTGAACACGGTGCCTTCGCGCATCATGAGATCGATCTCGCACCCGATCGCATCGCTGTTCGGGTCGCGGCTGACGCCCATGATTCGGATGCCCGGATATCGCTCGGTTTCGGCCACCAGCCGACGCAGTAAGCGATCAATCGCGCCCACCTTGGTCACGCGAGCAACTCGCGCCGCTGCTCGAGCTGGCCCAGGAGTTCGGCGATCTCGGCGCGCTCGTGCGACGGCATACGCTTGATCGCCTCGTGGAATAGCCGCCGACGCTGCTCCGGGGACTTGGACTGCTGCCGATCGTGCCGCTCGAGCTGCCGCAGTGCGCTGGTGACCTCGGCGACCTTGCCAACCATCCATGCCAGGTGACTGCCGAGCTTGTCGTTGTAGCCGGTACCGTCCTTCTCGGACTTCTCGAGCTCCTTGATTACGCGCTCTTGGCACCGATCGAGCGATTGGAGCGCGCGATTCATGCGTTCGCGGCACTGATCAAGCATTTCAGATACTTCTGTCGCCATTTCGAGAGTCCTCTTTTGGAAAATCAGGGGTCCGTCACAGTCCAGCC